ATCCTGTAGAAATTTCTAACCGCGTAGATAGGGACACCAGCCTTATGGCTAGCGAAGATCCTGTAGCGTTTAGAAAGTTATTAATTAGCTACGGCAAGATCGAAGCGTTGTAGTTTATGCGCGGGGGCGACATATCAAATGAGATCCCTATGCGGGTGCTGGTTACTTTAGACTGTCTACTTTTTAGAGAGCATAAGGTTAACAAGGTGCTCGGCATATCGGTTCCTTATATAGAGACCACGTACAATCGGCAAGCGCTATCTCATTTCTGGAGATTCAGAGACAACTATGAGTATGTGCTAGAGCTGGTTGGCTTTGAGATGCCTCAGAGCAGCATGGATAGGGTGCTAGAGGATTTAGATAATCTTGGCACCAACCCATTTAACTACGCTAAGGCGTACAACGTAGTGGCAGATCTTGTAGCTGAACTGCCCTATCGTCCAGAAGTAAAGCACGTTATTGATATCCCGGATCGTGGGCTACGATACGGTCATTGGTATTTAGAACAGGGGGCAACATATGGCGGCAAATAACGAAGAGCGTTTGCTATCCAAGGCTATACGAGATAGAAATATAAAGCCTTTAATTGAGTGCGGCGTTCAAGAGGATTGGTTCTTTAACGACCTCAACCGTCAGGTGTGGAAGTTTATTGTCAAGCACAATGAGAAGTACGGCGAGGTTCCTACTGCCGTAACTTTCAAGGACAACTTCCCTACCTATACTCTGCATGCGGTAGAAGACAATATCGACTACCTTCTAGACCAGCTCATTGAATACCGAAAGCGTCAGAAGACTATTGATGCACTTCTAGATGCTCAGCAGGCTGTGGCTCAGCAAGACCACAATGCCGCTCTACAGACCATGGTTCAGGCAGCTCAAGTCTTGATGAACGACGGAGTTCGTGAGTCTCTCGACGAGAACCTCAGCGACGATCCTATACAGCGTTACGATGAGTACATGTCTATCAAGACACGTCCTAACGGCTTGCTTGGTTTGTCTACTGGCTTTAACACCATTGACAAGATTACTTCAGGAGTTATGAAGCAACAGCTGTGGACAATCGCGGCACCTCCTAAGACTGGTAAGTCAGTGCTTGCAATGCAGATGGCTATCAAAGCTCAGGATGAGAATCAGCGTGTCATGTTCCAGTCTTTTGAAATGACTGCTCGTGAGATGAAGACTCGTTACGATGCAATGCGTTCACACATCTCACACCAGCGTTTAATCATGGGAGCTCTTAAATCCGATGAAGAAAAGCGTTATCTCGATCACCTAGGTATTGCTCGTGATGATTTCTGGATGCCGGACACGGTAGCCTCTAGAACTATCACAGGTCTTTGTGCAAAGGTAGAGAAGTACGAGCCGGACATTTTGTTCGTTGACGGTATGTATCTTATGTTTGATGAGGAAACCGGCGAAACAGAATCAGAGCGTTCTCTTCGCAGTCTTACTCGTTCTATGAAGCGTGTGGCACAGCGCTACAACATTCCTGTTGTGGTTAGCACCCAGACTCTTCGCTCTAAGATGCGTGGCGGAAAGGTAACGGCAGATTCTATCGGCTACACCTCATCGTTCTTGCAGGACTCAGACATTGTTCTAGTTCTACAACGTCAGGATGAAGATGATGATTCATCTCGTTCTCTAACAGTGGCAGCAAGTCGTATTTCAGGTATGGGATCCACAGATCTACTGTGGGATTGGGAAGAGGGTCGTTTTGAAGAGTACGCAGCCTTTTCAAATATCCAGTCCATTTGATGGGACTCAACTATGTGTAACCTACAGCACTGACATCTTTTATCCTGATACCTATGAGGATGCGGATGTTGCTCAGGCTAAAAGCATCTGCAACGATTGCTGGATGAAAGATAAGTGTTTATCTTTTGCTCTGTCTAATCGTGAGTCTGAGGGCGTATGGGGCGGGACTACTCCTCGTGAGCGTCGCCGTATCCTTAGAAGGAAAAAGAAGTGATTGATCTTCGGGGTGAACCTACCCATGTCTGCATATGCGGCTCCATGCTTTGGAATGTGCAGGCAATGTTTGAAGATTACGAAATCTCTATGTATATGTTAGATATGGAGTGTGCGCTCTGTGGCTCTAAGGCCACAGCGCCCACGCTTCCTGACAAGCCAGGTTGGGTACGTGATGAGTAAGCGTGGGGACAAAAAAGAATACTGTAGCGATTGCGGTAACTGGGCTACAGATTGCGAGACTGTTATAGTTTACGGTGCTCCTGAAAAGGTGTGCGGAAAATGTAGGAGGAAATAATGTACAGTGAAGGCTCAGTAGAGGGCGTCCTACTAACTCTTGGCATTGAGACTAACCAACGTGGCGATGAGCTTCTTGGTCTATGCCCAATGCACCTAGAGCGCACAGGCAAGGAAGATAGCAACCCATCATGGTCCATGAATGCAGAGACCGGAGTTCACCATTGCTTCTCCTGTGGCTATAAAGGAACTCTGCTTACCTTGGTTGCTGAGATCAAGGAGTTCACAACCCAGTGGGGCAATACAGACTTTGATGCTGCCAAGGATTGGCTACGCAACAATATCGAGGTTAACTTTGAGTATCTAGCTAGGCAGCTGGAAGAGGCTAGGAACTCTTATGTTCCTATCCCAGTCCCAGTATCCATGAGTGAGGCCAGACTTTCGATTTTCGAAAGTACCCCACCTGATTGGGCATTGTCTGCTAGGGGTCTTACTGAAGAGGGCTGCGTCCTTTACGGCGTTAAGTGGAATCCAGCAACAAATTCTTGGATCACACCTATCCGTAATCCTAAGAGCTTTAGTCTTATGGGTTGGCAGGAGAAGAGTCAGACTCAAAGGTTGTTCCGTAATCGTCCTACCGGTGTAGCTAAGTCTAAGACTTTGTTTGGCATTGAGCGGTTCAAGGGAGGAACTATGATTGTAGTTGAGTCTCCTTTAGACGCTGTACGTCTAGCATCATTGGGAATTCAAGGAGGCGTTTCAACCTTTGGTGCGTCTGTAAGCAACGAGCAGATCCAGTTGATGAAGTCAGCAGATAAACTGATCCTTGCTATGGATAACGATGTCGCGGGTAAGAAAGCGTCGTTAGATCTTCTTACACGTACACGCAAAGAAGGCATGGAGTGCTGGTTCTTAAACTATAAAGATACAGAGTTTAAAGATCTTGGTGACATGCCAGAAGATTTGGTACACTATTGTATAGAGGGTTCAAAACATTCGGTGTTCGGGGAGGCGGCATTTTTATGACACACGATGCGTTGTTATTCAAACTCCGCGAGGCGGATGATTGGTACCACGATCAAGAGATTGTTGCAGAACTGTACGTTTATCTTAAAGCCATCCGCGCAGTAGTGGAATTGCACAAGCCACATCTATTTGGTGTTGGAGAGGTTATTTGTTCGGGCTGCTCAATTGGGGCGGAATGGGCAGTTTCTTATCCCTGCGACACCATTCAGACTATTGAGAAGGGGTTAAAATGATTATAGGACTATCAGGATATGCACAATCAGGTAAAGATACAGTAGCTAAGTATCTTGTAGAGCAACGTGGCTTTAAACGTGTAGCTTTTGCCGACCCTATTAGGGATTTGCTTTATGAGCTGAACCCTATTATCAGCACAGTGGCCAGTGAACCTATGTACCTTCGTGGTCGTGTAGACCGTGATGGATGGGATGAGGCTAAGAAAAGCCCAGAGGTTCGTAGGCTGCTTCAAGTGCTTGGCGTAGGAGCTAGAACTGTTATTGACACCGAAATTTGGGTAGCCAAAGCTCTTAGAACCATGTCAGATGAAGGCAACTACGTTATTACAGATGTCCGTTTTCAAAATGAAGCTACCACACTTAGACTAGCTGGGGCAGAAATCTGGCGTGTAGAGCGTGCCGGTGTAGATGCTGTCAACTCCCACGTATCAGAGCATGACTTAGATAACTGGGAGTTCGATGCCTATATCCATAACAACTCTACTATTGAAGACCTAGAGTTTTCAGTTAAGACTAGATTGTTGGCCCGTCTTTAATGTTTACTGGAACACTTTTACCGTATCAGGTTGAGGCCGTAGAGGCCATGGTAGACCGCAAGAAGATGCTTGTGGCCTACGACCTTGGCCTGGGTAAAACTGTTCTTACTATTGCTGCAATTGAGCAGCTAAAAGACTTTGAAGAAATCCAGGAACCTGGTATTGTAATCTGCCTATCCTCGTTGAAGTATCAATGGGCCGAACAGATTAGGAAGTTTACCGGTGGTGATGCAAACCCTTTGGTCATTGATGGAACCAAAGCTCAAAGAGAGCAACAGTATCAAGAAGCCCTTGACTGGGGTACTTCCCTCGTTGACTATGTCATTATCAACTATGAACAAGTTGTTAACGACTGGGAATGGGTATCCAAACTCGCAAGAGGGTTTATCGTCTGCGACGAAGCTACCGCAATAAAATCATTTAGATCTAAAAGGTCTAAGCACGTCAAGGATTTAAGAAGCCCAGTTAAGTTTGCGCTTACCGGTACGCCTATTGAGAATGGCAAGCCTGAAGAACTTTATAGCATCATGCAGTTTGTAGACTCTACAGTGCTGGGTCGCTTTGACCTATTTGATAAGACCTTTATTGTTCGCAACCACTTTGGTGGGGTAGAGCGTTACCGTAACCTGCCTACCCTAAACACAACCATGTCTAAGGCCAGCGTACGTAAACGCCAACAGGATCCAGACGTAGCTCCTTACCTACCTACAACTATCTTTGCTGAACCTATCCGTGTCCCATTTGATAGGGCAGGAGTCAAGCTTTATAACCATGTGGCAGGAGAGATCCTAACTGACCTAGAGGACGCGATAGATAGCTATGGCACCTCCTTTGACCTATTCTCGCACTATTCCGGGGATAAACAGAACGAAGCTGCCAACGCTGTTAAAGGCAAGATCATGTCTAAACTAACAGCATTAAGAATGCTGTGTGACAGCCCAGAGCTATTTGATACCTCAAACTCTGGATACATAGATGCACTAAGGGAAGCAGGCAGATTGGACAAAGTGTCTAAGTCACCAAAGCTAGCCGCCCTTAAACAGTATGTGGATGACTTCCTAGACCAGAATGATCAGAACAAGGTAGTTATATTTACTAGCTACGTACAGATGGTTGCCTTGATTAGAAAACAATTACAGCACGCTTCGGCGGGATATACAGGAGAGATGGATGCAAAGACTAAAGAGACTGCTAAGGTCTGGTTTCAAACTGATCCAGGTTGTCGTATTCTTGTGTCTAGTGATGCCGGTGGCTACGGGGTGGATCTTCCTCAGGCTAATCTACTCATTAACTATGACCTCCCGTGGAATGCGGGCCTCGCTCTACAACGCAATGGTCGCATTCGCAGAGCTAGTAGCACTTGGCCTTCCATCGTAATTCAAGACTTCTTGATGGAGGGGTCTATTGAAGAGCGTCAACATGACATGCTTCTTCAAAAGAACTCAGTAGCTGATGCCATTATGGACGGAGAAGGCATAGATGATGCTGGAGGTATAGAGTTAAACTTAGGTAGTCTTAAGGCCTTTTTACAACAAAGTATGGTCTAAACTTATATCACTATGCCAAACGCACCTAAGACCCCAACCCGCACCATCCGGGTATCAGATGAGCTCTGGACCGCTGTCAAAGACAAGGCTCAGATAGATGGCCGTACAGTTACGGATGTCATTATTGCTGCCCTAAAGGAATACATAAAGGGCGTGTTGCCGGAGTAAGAAATCTGTGGTAATATATTTAATAGGGGGG